ATACCAGTTCCAATAAAACCCTTATCTGAATCAGTAAACCATTTCAACTGCTCCAATACTGTCTTTGAACTACCAGAATAAAGACCAGATACACTAGAATTAGTTTCACCTTTATTAGCTGTTTCCCCTTTTATTACCCATGATAAACTAAGTGTATTTGTATTACCCATTATTTTTACTAATATATTTTCATCTCCACCTTCTTCTGGTAACGGTGATGGACTTATGGGTGAATTATATTGAAATCCTATGGAATCAAGAACATTAACTGTATATACCATAGTTATTGCTCCTGATGTACCTGCTGTTGCTGAATATTTTCTTAACCAGAATTCCATTTATCCCCACATACTCCCTATCCTTTTTTGAAAGTCTTCTAATGCATCTTGTATTACTTTACCAAGATCATTTTCAGATAAAACTGAACCCTGAACATTTACCACTACACCAGAATTTGCTACGTTTTTCTGTTGTGCATCAGCTAATTGTTGATCCATTCTAGCTTGATCCTTTTCCATTAATGTTAATTCTCTTTCTTTCATTACTTTATCCATATTTTGTATTGACTCAGTTGTAGCACCCATTTGTGAGTATGACATATCAGTAACTGGACTATTTGCAAACTGTTTCTCATAATTTGTTTTACCAGTAGTAGCAGTTACTTCTGCACCCATTTTTTTATACCAATCTACTGCGGCTTGTGCCAACGGTATATTATTACCAACTCCTTCTACATTATATCCACTGACTGCATTTATTCCTTGATTTTCACCAAACAATTCAAATTCTTTTGATTGCCAGTCACCCATAGTATTTTTTTCATCTATTGTGTCATCTAAATGTGCTTTTGTATTTATAGCCAAACTTTTAGCTACTAACTGACCCATTTTTTCAGTACTATCAACTACATTACCATCCATATCTACTATTGCTGATATTGCACTATTCTTATCAAAACTAGTTGTAACCTCTTTAGTCTTTTTATCTGTAATATTAGCAAATGTTGCAACCCATTCAAAGAATCCAACTACAAGATTACCAATATCAGTACCCCATTGTTGTGCAAGAGGTAAGAATGTTGTATAAAATGGTATAATTAATTTTCTTAACATCCATACCATAATTGGTCTTAACAAAAATCCAACAAAATCCCCTATCGGTCTTAATACCATCATTATACCAAAATTAAGTAACTTTTTAATTGCTTGAAACATTGGAGATACATCCAAAGCCTTTTTAAAAATACCTATAAGTACACCAGCAGAACCAGCACCTATCATCATACCCATTTTATGTTTACCAAAGAATTCTTTAGCACCAGATAATCCACCTAGACCACTTTCTCCACCCTGTTCCTTAGCCTTACTTTGTGTATCAAGTAAATCAGTACGTTGATTTCTATCAGTTCCTGCTTTAGTCCAATCAATATCTTCTACTTTATCAACACCTTGTTTTTTTGCAACACTCTCTTCCAATTCTGCAAGCTGTTGTGTAGAATCCCTTAATCTATCAGAAGCACTAATATATCCATCAACATGTTGTGTAATTTTACTGAATACAGTTCCTAATGTAACACCTTTTGTTAATAAACCAGTAAACATAGAAAATGAATTTGTACTTCCTTTTAATTCTTTTGATAATAATTTCATAGCCTTTACATTTGCAAAATATGATTCTTGTTCCTTTAATCTATTTTTATGTAATTTTTCGTGATCTACTTTATTAGAATTTGTAGTTTTTGAGCTATTCTTTGCCATATCTAAAATACTATCGTTTAATTTCTCAAAAGCTTTAGTTAATTTCTCTAAAGTCTTATCAAGAGCATCAACATCTACACCCTCTTGTTGCTCACTTTCTACCATATTTCTTTATAAATGTTCTAACTTAAAAAGATTTCTTGGCACGACTTGACTTCATTTGGTTATATTCCTTCCTTTTTTGCTCCATATGTACTCCTATTACACATCTTAAATACTCCCTAGGCATATTATCTACTATATTTTTATCCCACCCAAATTCTACTGCACAGAAGTAGTAGATTGAGTAGTGGTCTCTGTCTCTATCTGAGATCCCGTGAATGTCTCCACCCAGTCCCCCAAATATTTTACTAAAGGGTAGTCCACCATGACCTCCTTCATGATTAAAGATGCTTGTTTCTGTTTAATGTTTCTTAAAGCTACAGCATCATTAATTGCAAATGGTGCTTTTTTTAGAACTTTTAATAAAATATGTGTTCTATATTGAGGTATATTTACTTTAGGTTTTGAAACATCTGATAAATCTATACTATTTGATAAAATTGCTTCCATTTCACCATATGTTATATCATCCTCATATTCAATAGTTTCTGATACCCCTTCCCAATCTATCTGAAAAGATTTTATAACCATATAAAAGTTAGTATTAGCGTTATTAATAAACCTATTGATCTACAGCATCAACTTTACATGTTTTTGCTTGCCATGTAATTTCTTCAAATACTGGTTCGACTGGTTCTAATCCTGTTACAGAATGTTCTCCTATTGCTAATCCTGATAATGTTATTTTTATAGATTTAGGACTTGATGCACCATTACTAAAGAATAATTCAAATTCTGGACTTCCACCAACTGTTTCTGCATATGTTGTACCTTTTAATTGTAACATAATTTTATCAATCATATCATCATTTTTCCATGATGCTCTAAATCTACCTGTAATTTCAAGTGTTTTCTTTACTGCTGATGCTGTTTGTTGTGAACCTAATCCGTATAACAAATCACCATTCTGTGCAAATGTAATATCTACATCCTGTACTTCTACTAATGTTAATCCACCTACTTTTAATGTACCATGAGCAAATGTAAATGGTGTTGAATTTTCAACTCCGTCATCTGAAAAATTTCCTGATGAGTTACTTGGTGCATCTTCTTTACCAAAAACTGAGTCTGCTGAACAATTAACTGTTTCTCCTATTGAAGTTGTTAGATTCAAACTGTTTAATATACATCCTTTTAAACTTCTTACCATATAATCTGTATCTCCATTAAATCCTATTTCTGTTGTAAATGTCTGTGCTACTCCACCCACTGCACCAAATGTCTTTGATGCATTACCTTGAGTCAAACCACCATAAACATAAGGTGCTCCAGTAGTACCTGATCCTGTTGGTGCTCCATAGATAGCCTGAAATATATCATGTGATGTTGTATCTCCTAAAACAAAACTAATTCCTAAATTACCTGTTTGTGCTCCATAAGCAAATGATGATGGTTCTACTTGACCTAGTTTGCCTAAAGCCACTCTGTTAGTTTGTACTGTTAGACTGTTTACTGCTGTTTTTAAACCAAATGACTTAGTAATTGCACCAGCAGAGCCGCCTATAGTTGACTCGAACCCATAATTGACATATGCATATGCACCAGTTCGTACCATATCGTATATAACCCGACTATATATTTAAAGATTTCTAAGTTGATGTATTTATTCTCATAGATACTGTGATTATATGATTAAACATGTTACGCATGTATTGATTTCTAGTATATGATGCTATTACCCTTAAATCAGTGTAATCTGTACCACCTCTAATCTTACTTTTTATTATTCTTACCACCTCTGAAACAACATCTGCATGTCTTTCATCATTTTGATATGTCCTAATATCTAAATCTATAGTAACATCATGCCAATGATCATTTCCATAAAGTCCAAAATACTTGATATTTTCTGCTTTTGGTGTTACAATAATTTGATCCCTTCTATCGTCTATAAAACCTACAGATCTTCTTTCCCATGCTTTTTGTATATTTGGAGCAGTATTAGAAGTCCAATTATCTGTTAATAATGATATCAGTGTATCAACTGAGGAATAACTTGTACTGGTCATGATCCGTACCTATAATCCTTAGTGTATTTAAAATTAGTCCATACATCATTTTTACCATAACTTCCTTCTGCTGGTCGCATATTTTTTGTCATATCATCCCAATCAGAATTATTCATATCTGCTGGTTTTCTTCCAACATACCAAATTTTTCTTGATATTTTGTAAGCTGTAGAATTAATCAAATCTTTTTTTTGTGATGCATTAATTGTATCACTTAATTTTGTACCTTTTAATTCATTATATTCATTAAGTAAATCTTCATTTGTTTTACCATTAAATTTTATTTCTCTAACCCACTGTTTAATTCTTGCTATATTTGGTTTTACAGTTTTTGGTAAAATATAATCAGAATATCCTT